CGGGGCAGAAATGCCCCGGACGCCGGGCGGAGGGCCACAGGCCAGGAAAGGAGCGCAGCCCATGGCACCAAGAAAACAGGATATTGTCGTGGAGGACGGCGCCGTCTATGTGCTGCGTGCTGGCACTCCCGTCTACGTCAAGACCGCCGACATCTGCTCGGCTACCGGGAACAGTAACCAGTGGGTCGGCCAGTTGGTGGCCCAGGGAACGCTGCACAAGCGCAGCACCCCGCACGGGAACCTGTTCGAGCTCGGCGAGACGATGCGCGCCTACTGCGCCATGCTCAAGGCCCGCGCGGGGCCTGAAAAGTCTGAGCAGGAAATCAAGCGGGAGGAGGCCAAGAGCGCCGCCGAGGTCACGATGAAGGTGGCCCGCGCCCAGATCGCCAAGGCCGAGGCCGACGAGCTCCAGGGGAAAATGCACCGGAGCGAGGACGTGGCCGCGATGACCACCGACCTGATGTACGCCATTCGCGGGGCGATGATGGCCCTGCCCGGCCGCCTGGCCGTGGACGTGGCCGCAGCCCAGTCCCCGGCGGAGGCCGCCGAGATCATCCGCCGCGAGGTCAACAAGGCCATGCGGGAGCTCTCCAACTACCGCTATGACCCAAAGAAATACGAGGAGCGCGTCCGGGAGCGGAGGGCCTGGGAAGCTGACAGCGGGCGTGATGCCGATGACGGATAAGGAAACGCGCCGGCTCATTGGGGAGAAAGAGACCCGCGAGCGGGTAAAGCGGCTGAACGCCGTCATCGCGAAGGTCTTGGCCGGCATGAAGCCGCCGGATGACCTGACCGTAACGGAATGGGCGGAGAAAAACCGCCGCCTGTCCACCGAGGCCAGCGCCGAGCCTGGCCCCTGGCGCACCGACCGCACCCCTTACCTCCGGGAGCCGATGGACGCATTTACCGACCCCCGGGTGCGCCGCATCGTCATGGTGGCGGCGTCCCAGGTGGGAAAGTCGGAATTCCTCAACAACACCATCGGCTATATCATCGACGAGGATCCCGGCTCCATCCTGTTCGTCCACCCCACGACCATTGACGCCAAGGAGTACTCCAAGCTCCGTATCGCTCCGATGATCCGGGACTGCCCCACCCTCAAAAAGAAGGTGGCGGACCCCAAAAGCCGCGACAGCGGAAACACCATCCTGCAAAAGACATACCCCGGCGGCATCCTGACGATGTGCGGTTCCACCGAGGCCCACGCTCTGGCATCCAAGCCCATCCGCTACATCATGGGGGACGAGCGCGACCGCTGGGCGACCTCCGCCGGCAACGAGGGTGACCCCTGGGAACTGGCCCAGGCCCGACAGACCACGTTCTACAACGCCAAGGCTCTGGAGGTCAGCACCCCCACCGTTAAGAACGCCAGCGCAATCGAGGCGTCCTACGCCGAGGGCACGATGGAGCGGTGGAAAAGCAAATGCCCCCACTGCGGAGAGTACCACGAGATCAACTTCGAGGACATCCGCTATGAGCACGAGGAAAGCGTGGTGGCTGGCCGCAAGACCTTCAAGGTGCTGCGCGTCTGGTACGTCTGTCCTGGCTGCGGGTGTATCTCCAACGAGACGACCATGAAGCACCAGCCCGCGCGCTGGGAGGCGGACAACCCCGATGCATACGCCCAGGGCGTCCGCTCTTTCTGGCTAAATGCCTTTGTCAGCCAGTGGGCTTCCTGGAGCTCCATCGTGCTCAAGTATCTCAAAGCGATCGGCAACACCCGGAAGCTCCAGGTGGTCTACAACACCTGCTTCGGCCTGCTGTGGGAAGACCGCGGCGACCTGGAGGACGAGGACAGCCTCATGGCCCGCCGGGAGGACTACGGCACCCGGCCGGACGGCGCTCCCGTGGAGCTGCCGGAGGGGGTGCTAGTGCTCACCGCCGGCGTGGACACCCAGGACGACCGCATGGAGTATGAGGTCGTCGGGCACGGCCACTTCGGGGAAACCTGGGGCATTGAAAAGGGCATCGTCATGGGCAGGCCGGATGACCCGGATACCTGGGCCAAGCTGGACGAGATGGTGTTCAACCGAGTGTTCCGCTTCGAGGACGGCCTGGGACTCCGAAGCTCTATGACCTTCGTGGACGAGGGCGGCCACTTCACCCAGGACGTCCGCCTCCAATGCCGGGCGCGCATCTCCCGCAAGGTGTTCTGCATCAAGGGTATGCCCGGGGCGGATAAGCCCTACACCTCTCCGCCGAAGAAGATGAAGATCGTGGTCAATCAGGTCGCCATCGGCACCTGCTGGCAGTACCAGCTCGGCGTCGACTCCGGTAAGCAGATCATCATGGACAACCTCAAGGTGCAGAAGCCGGGCTCGAAGTACTGCCACTTCCCGAGGCGGGACGACTACGGCCCCGGCTACTTTACCGGCCTGCTCTCCGAGCACCTGGTATATGACCCGGCCAAGAAGCAGCCCTGGGTGTGGGAGAAGATACCCGGCCACGAGCGCAACGAAGCCCTGGATTGCCGCAACTACGCCCTGGCCGCATTCAAGGCCCTGCCTGCCAACCTGGACGAGATAGACAGGCGGCTAAAGGCGGCCCGGGGGAAAGCCCCCTCTACGGGCGTTGCAACGGCTCCGCCGCCCCCCAAAAAGCAGACCAAGCGCGGTTCCGCGCTGAAAAAATATTACGACGAATGGTAGGTGATGCCCGATGGCAGATATGACCGACGTGAAAATCCGGCTGAACTTCTGGCGCTCCGCCTATGAGAAGCTGACTGCGGCTTACACCGCCCTGGTAGACGGCCGCGTCAAGAGCTATACCATCGACGACCGGCAGCTCACCCGCTTCGACCTTAGCACCCTCAAGGACGAGATCGAGGAGGCCGAGCAGAAGATCGACGAGTTGACCGCCCTGCTGAACGGCAGGCGGCCCCGCAAGGCCTTCGGCGTCATCCCCCGCGACTGGTGACCTTTTTCGTGAGGTCACGAAAATGATATGGGTACAAGCCCGAGAGGGCTTTACCACGGGCAGCCCGGCGGAGTTTGTCAGCTCCTTTCGCCGCCGGGCAGCCCGTTTTTTATGCAACATAGGAGGTGGGCGACATATACCGCGATAAGAAAACCGGGCTGTTCATGCCCGACACAGCGCGCCCCCAGGCCAAGGGATACAGCGAGGCCGGCGCCAGCATGACCCGGCGGGCGCTCAAAGGCTTTACCCCGCGCAGCGGCTCCCCTAGGGAGGACATCGACTGGAACAACTTCACCCTCCGCCAGAGGGGGCGGATGCTGTATATGTCCTCCCCGGTGGCGACGTCAGCCATCAACACCAATCGGACGAAGGTAGTCGGCGTCGGCCTGACCCTCAAGAGCTCCGTGGATCGGGAGGTGCTGGGCATCTCCCCGGAAGCAGCCAAGGAGTGGCAACGGCGCACCGAGGCGGAGTTTTCCCTATGGGCCAGGAACAAGGCCAACTGCGACGCTACCGGCATGAACAATTTTTACGGGATGCAGCAGCTGGCGCTGGTGGCGTGGCTCCAGAGCGGAGACGTTTTCCCCGTGTTCAAGCGGAGAAACCCCACGCCGGTAAATCCCTACTCCCTGCGCATCCATCTTGTGGAGGCCGACCGGGTGCGCACCCCCGCCGAGTACGGGGGCGGAACGGCTGTGGCACACATCACGGACGGGAAGAACCCGGAGAACGGAAACCGCATCTTTGACGGGGTGGAGGTGGACAACGACAGCATGGTCGTCGCCTACTACGTCCACAACACCTATCCCTGGCAGACCACGACAGAGCCGACCAAGTGGACGAGGGTGGAGGCCTACGGCCCCAGGACGGGCTTGCCGAACATCCTCCACATCATGGGGAGCGAGCGGCCGGACCAATACCGTGGCGTGACCTATCTGGCTCCAGTGATCGAGCAGCTGCTGCAGCTACGCCGGTACACGGAGAGCACGCTTATGGCCGCCCTCGTCCAGTCTTTCTTTACGGCGTGGATCATCACCAAGACCAGCCAGACCGAGATCCCCGTCAACGAGGTCGGCACCGGCGACATCGCCGGTGTCCCCGCGGCAAATCCCATCGAGAACAACCTATCCGGAAGCGACAGCGAGTATGAGATGGGCCCCGGCACGGTTTCTCACTTGGCGGAGAATGAGGACATCAAATTCGGAAACCCCAGCATCCCCACCACCGGCTTTGATACCTTCGTCAAGACCTTCTGCCAGCAGACCGGCGCGGCTTTGGGAGAGCCCTACGAGGTGCTGATGAAGACCTTTAACTCCAGCTACTCGGCCTCCCGCGCCGCTCTCCTGGAGGCTTGGGAAGAGTTCAAGATGCGCCGGAGCTGGTTTGTGGCCGACTTCTGCCAGCCGGCCTATGAAGTGTGGCTTTCGGAGGCGGTGGCCCGCGGCCGCATCAAGGCCCCGGGCTTCTTTGAAGACCCCCTGGTGCGGGCCGCGTGGTGCGGCGCGCGCTGGATCGGCCCCGTGCAGGGACAGCTCGACCCGTTGAAAGAGGCCAACGCCGCCGTTGTCCTGGTCGACCACGGCTTCAAGACCCACGAGCAGGTCACGCGCGAGCTGGGCGGAGGCGACTGGGAGGCCAACGTGGAGCAGCTAAAAGCAGAAAACGCGAAGCTCGCGGAAGCGGGCGGCGCACGGATTACCAACCTGCCGAGCTCCGGTGCCGATGACGGCGAAGGCGGCAATGGCGAGGGCGAAGGGAAGGGAGAAAACGCATGAGCAAAACAGTACCGGCCGCGCGGCCTGCCGTGAACATCAAGCGGGCCGTCTACGCGATGGCCACTACCGACGGCCAGAGCGCAGAGATCACCATGTACGGTGACATCTACGAGCAGCACCCCACCGACTGGGACGGAAATCCTGTCGAAGGTGAGTTCGTGCTTCTGCCTGAGTTCATGGAGGACCTGGAGCAGATCGCCTCCTGCAAGGACATCACCATCCGCATGAACAGCTACGGCGGGGGCGGCCGCGGGGCGCTTATCAACCTTGTAGATGGCGACGCCGGCGTGTCTATCACCATCCACAACCGGCTCCGGGAGCTGGCGCGGGGCGGAGCGAAGCTCACCTGCGTCGTGGACGGCGTGGCGATGTCCGGCGGCTCGCTTATCATGTGCGCCTGCGACACGGTGAAGGTCAACCCCTCCAGCCTGGTGATGATCCACAAGTGCTGGACGTTCCTGTTCGGTGGCTACAATGCCGACGAGATGCGGGCCCTGGCAGACAGGAATACGGCCTGGGATAAGGCCCAGGCGACCATCTACAAGCGCAAGACCGGCCTGTCTGACACCGTTTTGACCCACATGATGGCGGACACGACCTATATGACGGGCGGCGAGGCGGTAGAAAAGGGCTTTGCCGACGAGCTCCTGGAGGACGCAGCTCCTCTGGATATTGCCGCCAGCGCGGACGGCCGGAGCCTGTTCGTCCGCGGCCGCACCATCCACCTCACTCCGGGGATGTTCGCCCCGGATAGCATTCCCACGGTCGATCCCGAGGCCTCGGCCCCGGCTAAGACACATACAAATCCGCCGGCCAAGACCGGCAGAAAAGGAGGAAGTACACCTATGGCAAGTACTGTTGAGGAGCTCCGGGCGGAGTACCCGGAGCTGACCGCGCAGCTGGAGGCCGAGGCGAGAGCTGCTGCTAACCCTGCCCCCAGCGCAGCGGCCGAAGGTGACGGCGGGGCTGACCCCGCCCAGGCCGAGCGCCAGAGAATCCAGGAGATTGACGCCCTGGCATCTCTCTATGACGCCGAGAGCATCCGGGAGGCCAAGTATGGCGAGCATCCCTGCACGGCCCAGGAGCTGGCCTACCGTATGGCTCAGAAAGCCGCTCAGACCGGCAAGAGCTACATGGCGGCCCTGGAGGCTGACACCGGCGCGTCCGGCGCGCAGCCGGTCGGAGCCGCCAACAATGAGGGCGCGCCCGCCGGTGAGCTCACCCCGGAGCAGCGCATGGCGAAGGGCCGCGCCGATGCGAAGGCCCTGAACAAGAAGGAGGATAAGTAACATGGCGAAGCATCTCAACGACAAGGTCGGCTCTATGGAGTACGACAAGCTGATCGCCGGTATCACACCGCCTGTGAAGGTGGCCTCCGGCATCATCACCAAGCTGTCCGTCGCCGCCACCTATCCGCGGGGCACCGTCCTGTGCCGCAGCTCCGGCACCGGCGGCGATGGCAAACTGAAGATCCTCGGCACCACCGCCGCCGAGAGCGAGACTTTGACCCCCGACTGCATTCTCTGCGATGACGAGGACATCGGCACCGACGCCGATGCCAATGTCGCCGTCTATGTGATGGGCTGCTTCAATGAAGACGCCATGACCGTGGATGATGAGTACACCATCACCCAGGCCGACAAGGACACCCTGCGCGAGCGCGGAATCTATCTTGCCCAGGTCCTGGACTAAAAGGAGGACAAGAATATGCCTTTCGACATTTTTGACACCTACTACATGGCGGGCATGGTCCAGGAGATTGTCCCTGTCCAGAGCTTCTTCCGTGACCGCTATTTCCCCACCAACGCGGCGACCGACATCTTCAACGCCAACAAGGTGCTGGTGGAGTACCGCGACCGTGACCGGGCTATGGCTCCCTTCGTTGTGCGCCGTGCCGGCGACATCCCCGTGGCCCGCGGCGGCTACGAGATCCACGAGTTCGAGCCGCCTTTCACTGCTCCCTCCCGTCTGCTGACCATGGATGACCTGCAGAAGCGCGGCTTCGGGGAGGCTCTGTATGCCGGCAGCACCCCCGCCGAGCGCGCCCGGGCGCTCCAGATGCAGGACCTCACCGACCTGGACCGCCGCATTCAGCGCCGTGAGGAGTGGATGGCCGTCCAGACCATGATCAACAACGGCTGCACCATCGTCGCCTACATCGACAACGACACCGTGGGCGAAACCTACGACATCTTCTACTTCGACACCACCGGCTCCAACCCCGCCAAGTACACCGTGGCGAACAAGTGGGACGCTGGAGACGGCGACTGGAAGGGTGACGTCGCCGCGATGGTGAACGACCTGCTGGATCGCGGCCTCCCCGCCACCGACCTGATCGTGGGCACCGACGTGGCCGCTTTCATCCAGAGCGACGAGGCCACGCTGAAGCTGCTGGACAACCGGCGCGCCGAGTATGGCCGCCTGGCGCCCCAGGTGCGCTACCCCGGCGTGGTATGGATCGGCAACCTGAACTTCGACGGCACCGACCTGGACATCTTCTCCGTGCGCGAGACTGTGCTGGACAAGGACGGCACCATCCGCCTGTTCCCCGCGACCTCCGCGATGGTCACCGCTCCCGACTGCGGCCACATGATGTATGGCCGCGTCGACCAGATCGAGGACGACAACGAGTACCACAGCTTCGCCATGCAGCGCGTGCCCAAGTTTGTCGTCGACAAGGACAAGGATACCCGCAAGCTGCGTCTGGCCGCCCGCCCCCTGGCTGCACCCCGGAGCAAGGCCCCCTGGATGTACGCAGCCAACGTGGTCGGCACCTGATAGGGCTGGGAAAGGAGCAACACCATGAAGCATGTAAAAATCACCAACGGCCTGTACGGCTACCGGCCCGAGGGGGCGAAGCCCCCCCGGCCGGTACCCGCGGGCGGTCTCTGCGTCGTGACTGACACCGAGGCCGCCCGCCTGGCCTCCCTCGGTGTGGGTGTCGTACTCGAGGACATCCCCGAGGAAGATACCGCAGGGGCCGTTGCAACGCCCGCAGAGGGCGAGGACGGCGCGGGGACAGGCGTGGACACTCCCGATGGGGACGGGCCTGCGGAGGGCGAGGGCGCTGCCCGTCTTGACCCCGAGCAGCTTAAAGAGCTCACCAACGCCAAGCTCCGGGAGCTGGCCGAAGGCCTGGGTATCGACACGGCCAAGCTCAAGACGAAGGCACAGCTAATCGCGGCCATCACTGACATCCCCCTGGAGGATGCCATCTCCGGTGGGGAGGGCGACGAGGAGGCTCCGCCCAGCCTGGGGGCGGAGGGGCCGGTGGAATGAGCGGCTTCAAGGACATGGTAGCCAAAGACGTCCACAGCGTCTTTCTCAACCTGGATGAGTTCGCCGAAAAACGCACCATTCGCTATGACGGAGAGGAGTACCAGGACATCCCCGTCGTCTTGTCCGGCCTGAAGGAGCGGGAGCGACGCCAGCTCCAGTCCGACCACCTCCAGGGGCTCTACCTGGTATCCTCCGTCCTGCACTGTGCGCTATCTGACCTGGGCGGCAACCAGCCAGAGAAAGGACAGCGCATCAAAATCAACGACCAGGAGGGCGGAGGCGGTTTCTTCCGGGAGTTCTATGTCGCCTCCTCGGTCTGTGAGCTGGGTATGCTCCGGGTGGAACTGGAGGCGATCGACGAATGAGCTACGCCATTACCATTGACGAGATCGACGGCAGCCTTGAGCGGGTATCAAAGCTCCTGGCCGGAGTTCCCGACGGCGTTTACCGCGCCGTCGGCAGCGCCCTGAAGCGGGCAGCGCGGCACGGCCTCACCGTCGGTATGAAGATCGTTTCCGAGGAATACGCCATTTCCCAAGGAGAGCTGAAAGCCCGGACGAGGAACATCAACACCGTCATCAAGGATGCCGCCGGCGCCTACTCCATCACCTTCGGCTACCGTGGAAACGTAATCCCGCTGATTAAGTTCGACACCAAGTTCGGCTCGGATGGGCGGGTGCATACCCGCGTGCTGCGCTCCAATGCCCAGGAGGCGCTGGACAATGCCTTTGTCACCCAGGTAGGCGGGCACACCGGCGTATTCGAGCGAGAGGGCCCTGAGCGCTTTCCAATCCGGGAGCTGTTCGGGCCCTCTGCCGTCCAGGCCTTCTACGCCCACGAGGAGACGACCGACAAGATGGACGAGGAGATCCTAAAAACCTACGAGAGCCGCATTGAGCACGAAATCATGCGGGTGCTCAACGGGTGGGGAGGGTAGCCGATGGATAGGGTTATGCTCCTGGAGGAGCTGAAGGCCGTCACCGAGGAAGCGATTAAAGACCTGATTATGCCGGTTCGGGTGCAGAGCGCCGAGGAGAGGCAGCAATACCGGGCGGCGGAGGTCTACCTGATGCGGCTCCCGGATGGCACATCCGCGAAAAAGAAGGCCCCCTACATCATCCACCAGGCGATCACCAGCAGAGACGTCCAGCCGGCCGGCGAGCGAGAGCGCGGCGTGGCCGTGGTGCGTTCTATTTTCGCTGTTTACAGCGGCGACGAGCAGGAGGGCGGCCTTATGCTGCTCAATCTCATGGAGCGGCTTCGCATCCGCCTTTTAAGACAGGTCGTCATCGGGCGGCGCTACCAGCTTGACCTGGAGGCTGGCTTGGAGACCTTCATCTACCCCGATGACACCGCCCCCTATTTTGCCGGAGAGATGACGACCACCTGGCGTGTCCCCGGCGTGGAAAGAGAGGTAGCAGAATGGCAGTAGTAAAGAAAGAAACGGCCGAGAGCGCCGCCGAGCGCGCCGGTGAGCACGCGGAGGAGCCCAAGGCCCCCAAGAAAACCAAGAAACCCGACGGCAAGGCCGCCGGGTTTTGCGTCTACCTCGGCCCCAGCATCCGGGGAGTAATCCAGTCCGGCGCGGTCTATCGGGGCGGCAAAGCTGATGTGCTCAGTGAGTTGGCTCCGGCCCTGGAACGATACCCGCTGATCGCCTCGCTGATTGTCACCGGCGACACGCTCCCCGAGGATCGCATCAAAGTCAAGACCGCCGGAAACCTGCTGAATGTGAACTACAAGAAGCTGGCCTCCGGCAGAAAGTAAGGAGGAAGCACTATGGCAAATCATGGCGTAAACGTCTCCCAGCAGGCGACCAGCGTCGGCCCCCCCGTCGTGGCCGAGAGCGGAGTCCCCTTTGTCGTCGGCGCGGCCCCCGTGCAGAGCGCGGCGTCTCCCGCCGCTGTCGGCATCCCTGCTCTCTGCACCAGCTGGGCCGAGGCTGTGGAGAAGCTGGGCTACTCGGACGACTGGGCCAGCTATCCGCTCTGTGAGTTTGCGTATTCCCACTTCAAGCTGTTCGGCTGCCAGCCGGTCATCTTCTGCAACGTCCTTGATGCCGCGGACATGAAGGAGGCAGTGGCCGCATCCGATGTGGCCCTGGCCGACCATAAGGCCAAGCTGCCCATCGAGGCCATCGACGACAGCAATCTGGTCGTCAAGGCCGCGGGCGGCGCCGGCGATGCCTACGTCAAGGACACCGATTACAGCACCTACTACGACGGGGAGTTTCTTGTCATTGAGGCGCTGGCCGACGGCAAGGCCTATTCCGCTTCGCAGATCAACGTGGCCTACAACAAGGTCAAGCCCGCGTCTGTGGACGATACCGCTGTTGCTGCGGGGATGGAAAGCATTGAGCTGTGCATGACCACGCTGGGCATCGTGCCCGACCTGATCTGCGCCCCCGGGCACTCCCAGTCCTCGGTCGTGGCCGCCGTCATGGCGACCAAGGCCGGCGGCATCAACGGGATGTTCCAGGCCAAGGCGCTGATCGACATCGACTCCAGCTCCTCCGGCGCCACCAGCTATACCGCGGCCATCACCGAGAAGAGCGGGAAGAACTTCGTCGATGTGGACGAGATTCCCTGCTGGCCCATGCTCAAGCTCGGGGACTACAAGTTCCACATGAGCACGCAGCTGGCGGGCCTGATGGCCCAGGTGGACACCGACAACGGCGGCTGCCCCTATGAGTCCCCCAGCAACAAGAGCTTCCAGTGCGATGCGATGGTCCTGGAGGATGGCACCGAAGTCAATCTGACTTTGGCACAGGCGAACATCCTCAACGACAACGGCATCCTGACCGCGCTGAACTTCATGGGCGGCTGGTGCGCCTGGGGCAACTATACCGCCTGCTATCCCAGCAACACCGACGTCAAGGACTATTTCATCCCGGTTTCCCGGATGTTCGGCTGGGTCGGCAATACCCTGATCCGCACCTTCTGGTCCAAGCTGGATAAGCCCATGAATCGCCGCCTGCTGGACACCATCATGGACACCGCCAACATCTGGCTCAATGGGCTGGTCGGCTCCGGCTACCTCCTGGGTGCCCGGGCGGAGATGCTGGAAAGCGAAAACCCGCTGACCGACCTTATGGCTGGCATCGTCAAGATCCACATCTACATGACCCCGCCCTCTCCCGCGCAGGAGATCGACTTCATCCTGGAGTACGACACCAGCTACGTCACCAGCGCGCTCCAGGCCTAAAAGGAGGACTGAACTATGCCTAACTTCGATGAATCCGTAATCAACTTTGCGGTCTATGAGGACAGCGTTGAGTACGTCGGCATGGCCTCCGTTACCCTTCCGAATCTGGCCGCCATCGTTCAGACCCTTTCTGGCGCCGGCATCGCGGGGAACGTGGAGGTGCCCATCCTCGGCCACTACGACGCCATGACCCTCGGCCTCAACTTCCGCACCACCACCGAGCAGAGCGTGCGCCTGTCCGCGCCGCGCCGCCACAACATCGACCTTCGCGCCGCGCAGCAGATCGAGGACACCGTGGCCGGCGAGGTGAAGGTCCAGAACATCAAGCACATCCTGGTGGTTATCCCCAAGACGGACACCGGCGGCAGCATTGCCCCGGCCGCCCCCCCCGGTGGAAAAT